CACAATCTGCAGATTGTGTTTGTGAAACCATCTCCGAATACTGGACGAGAGCTTCTTCTGAGAAAGAACCGATCATGGTACTAACGTAATTTGCTTAAGTTTACCCTTAACGTTTCTTGATCTTGCCCGAGATATCTTGCCCCATCTTGCTGTTCCCCATCAGTTTCTCCTCGTACTCTTTAACTTCCTTCTTAACATCTGCCTTGAGTTTACCTTCCTGAAGCATTTTCTCCCTCTTGGACTCAAGAATCTCCGGAGACTGCGGCTCATTTTTCTCCCGCTCTTTCTTCGCCTTCTCCTTGTCTTTCTGCATTGTTTTCGCAGTTTGCTCACGCTTGGCAAGTTCTTCTTTGTGAACAAGTTTCCCTTCTTCGTCAAACTTGTGGTCTTTTGGAAGCTCGGGGGGAGTGTACTCTTGGTGAATTTCCTGCGCCAGTCGATCAAGAAGTTGGTCGTACGAGTCACGCAGTCGCCGTCTGCAAACGCCGGCAGCAGCCACAGTCATCGGGCCACAGGGAATCCTATGCTGAGTAATTTCTTCGAGTGCGTTCATGTTAGGCTCCTTTTCTTTGGCGAATGCGACCGTCGTTGTGCTCGTCGTAGTGCACTCCCTTTTTCTTTTCTTTGCGAGGATTTGAGTCCTGACGATTTGTTTCGCGCATCGACTGAACCATTGTGTCGCGCATGTTGCGAAGTTGCTCGCGCGGCAGAGTGCAATGGTCGCTGTCACGATAGGAGCGGTACCAGCGGCAAACTTCCGACGGGTCGTCAGCCTGGAGCATCATATTCCACACCCCGAGTGCTTGCGCATCGGCTAGGGTGCCAGGCTTGAGTTTGGCCTCAATTTCGTGCCGCTCGGGGCGATTGAATCGGGTGTCTTTGCGCATAACTTTACAGGTAAGATCCCAGGTTAGGTACAAACTCGCTCAGAAGGGCGGCAAGATCATCACCATACTCTTTACTCTTCTGACCCTGGAGACTCAGACGTGCGGAGTTGTCCCCACGAACGGACGAAACTTCGGTATCAGTTAAAATTCGGGCTTTCCGTAGTTCTTCCAACCGCCCTTTTAAGGCTTCTCTCTTGGCCGGGTCAACTGCGGATAGAGCTACAAGAACAGCCGTACTGGGCTTAATATTAGTTCCCGGCAACTTGGGGACGCCGTTGTTCATGAAAGCAGGTTTTCCGCCTAGTCGGTGGTCAAGATCTCGATCCTGGTGTTGCCAACCCACTCCGGCTGCGCGAACCAGGTACCGAACTTTATCCCCGTACGATTCAACAAGTTTACGAGTGGTAGCCACACGTTCTTCAGGGGAAGTAGATTTCAAGGCATTTGCTAAATCTGTCGGTGCCGCCCCTTTCTTCCCTTTGGTCGATTCAGACTCCTGTAAGGCTGGTTTGTATATTTCTGTGTTATAACGATCCTTACCCATTGCTCGATATTCTTCCAGATTCTTTTTCCAAGTGACGAAATTATCATCCGCCCCTGCTTTCTGGTTGTTAGGTTGAGGTGCAGCCCACAGAAGATTTCGAGGTTGATCACCACCACCACCTTTTGCAAGAGCGTGAGCAAACGCAACCATGTGCTCTGGCTCCGCGTTGCGAATATCAACCGGCCTCCCGGTGTAAGGATCTAGACCACCCTGTTCCATCCACCGTTTTACAAGGAAAATCCCTCGCTCTCGAGTAGGTTTGTCGGTGAACGTGGGATTTCCGTTACTGTCGTCGCCCCCGTACATTACTGCGGTTCCCTTCACTGCCCCCGCCTTATCAATCGCGGACCTAACTTTCGACGGAAGCATGTAATAGGCAGCTTCCGCAACCTCATCCGAGATTTGATTCTTCAGGAACTGGGATTTGATTAAATCACCCATCCCCCCTTTCTGTGAAGGGTCAAATTTACCACTTGTGTTGAAAGATTTTTTGTATGCTTCTTCCAAGGTTTCCAACTTTCCGGGTTTAAGTGTGGCCTCGATATCATCGAAACTCATCTTCCGGATAACATTTCGATCTTGCCCAGGGGTGATAATTGTGCTCACAAGAAGTCTGGCCACGTTGTCAGCCTCGGCATCGGACGCCTTACCCGAATCCAGAAGACTCTTAAACGACGAGAATGCTTTTGTTTGAGACTGTTCTAGTTCTTTAACTTTTTCAACAACCTCTTCAGCGGTTTCCTCAGTTACTCTGCCCCCTTCCACTTGTTCTGAAAGGATCTTAGAAACTCGGGTCAAGGCAGCTCCAACGGAAGGGCTAAGGCCCACTAGGCAGTCATCATTGACGTGAATACACGTTGCGTTGCACTTTTTACCGACTGAGCACCTCTTCTGTTTTCCACCAACGGCCTTTTCATTTGCCTGGCGAATAGCAGAGGAAGACGGCTCCCCCGACTTAGAAGAAGACGCTGGTTTGCCAAGGACAGGGGAAGACTCCCCGGTGAGCCCTTGCTGTTGGCCAAGGCGTTCAACTCTTGCGTCATCCCCCTGCAGTCGACGGGAGTCTGCAAAATCAAACCAGCGATACTTACTTCCCATTGCAGTTAATCTTCGTAGCGGTCGAGTATGTGAGCGATAACGGAGTTGCGAACGATGTCCTCTTTCGAGAACTCAACGATACCAACTTCCGTCAGGTGACGCAGCCGATGAATAGCATCAACTAGGCCATTCTCCCTCCGGAAAACTTCCATATCGGTCTGTTTCGTGTCCCCGATCAGGAGAATCTTCGAATCTTTGCCGACACGAGTCAGAACGGTTTTGATCTGTGAAGGGAGGAAGTTTTGAGACTCATCCACAATGATGAAAGCCTCGTTAAGCGACCGTCCTCGAATATCTTCCAGGAGGACAGGCTCGATAATTTTCTTGTTCAGCAGGTACTCACTTGCGCCATGCGACTTCATGATGCAGGGCAAGTTGTCAAGAACAGGCGCAATCAGGGGTGCGATCTTCTCGGAAAGGTCTCCAGGAAGCGCTCCACGCCCGCGCTGGAATTCAACACCTACGTCACTTCGAACGTAGTACACCTTATCAAAATCGCCAGAGGCGACACCAAACAATCCGTAGTGTAACGCAATCAGCGTCTTTCCAGTACCTGCACAACCATGTGCGAGAGTAACAGTGTTTTTCTTAAGGGTGTTCCACAGATCTTCTTGCCGCCAAGTTAAAAACTTGGGAGGCATGACATCCATACCTTTCGAGTAGGAATGCTCTAACATCTGGGCATTTTCGGAACGGCGAGCCTTGCGCTTTGTCTTTGAGTCTAACATGTTTAAGGGTGTGGGACAGTCGGTGGGTAGTTCATACACTTTGCTGCTTAACAGGATTACATCCTTATCACCCCCTTCAGAACTAGTGGGACGAGTCATAGTTGGAAGGGCAACTCGTACAATGACTTTTACCCTAAATGTTCAATGAAGCCGCTCTGCGAAGTCATCAAATCCGTCTTTTCCGCCACACCACCGGGAGTACCGGTCTTCCGGCACGTTGTATTGTTTTGCTCTTGCTTTCGCTAAATACTGGTCAGCTATTGGCGAAGTTGCCAATACCACAGTGCCATACTCGGCACGCATAATTTTACTGTTGAAATCAGTCGGATGAATAGCCATGGTAATCTGTCTTAAGGACAGCAACTTTTATTTTATACCGTGGTGGTTACCAATCACCACTCATTCGTAACCAATGCGACCTCTTCCGCCCCTTCTACTACTAATAAAAGGTGAACGGGCATCAACACCCATCGTCGAGGCGTCGTAATCCGGGTCGTTGATCGCGGTGTCACCCGAAAACAACTTCTGCCGTCCTGTACGAATTTCCCCAAAGACGGACTTGTCACCAAGCCCTTCACGAAGAAGGTCTCCTTTGAATCGTTTGTTCTGAATAATCGTTTCCTGTAGGCCACGATCAACAACGTCCATCTTCATTGCATAGTAAGTGAGCGCCCACGTGAAAGCATCCGTGCTATCGTCGTGACGAACAAACGGGAATGCGGTTAGTTCTTTGATGAAGGCATCGGTCCAGTATCCCTGAACCAGTTTAACCCGGCTATTTTCCAGTAAAGGACAAATCGCCTGCAATCTTGTAGTCTTTGACTTCAAGGGTCGCATCTCTTCGATCGGAACTTTTGCTTCTTTTCGAAGAACTTGAATGAGTGAGTGCCCCGACGCGGCCTTTTCGATGCATAGAACTTTTGCCTGGTAATGGGCGTAGTTTTGTTTTACAGCTTCAACTAAGTCAGGGAATCCCCAGCGACCTTTTACGATCTCTCGAATGTAAATCACAGTCGGATCTCGCATACTAATGCCAGCCACACAAATTGCCGTTTCGTCCGCCATCTGCTTCTCTGAGAAAGCACAGTCAGCGGCCAGCCATACAACGTCAAGTGGGGGACAATCCTCCTCCTCTACAACTTCGATCCAGCTGTTCTTAACAATCTGACCTTCTGAGGCAACAGGAACACCTTGGTAAAGTGCCGCGAATTTGAAGCTGCCCATGATCTTCTTCTGCGACTCAAGCATCGGCACAGAAAAAGTTGGGTTATCAGCCCAGTGTGACTCCCCCATCGAACGTTGGAGGGGGTCAGTAGACGGATCTTCGCAAAGTCCTGCGACATTGATCCAGCGCCAACCGAACTCGTTGTCAACTTCATCGTAAAGGCCATCACCATCCATCAGAACGCCATGCAGATCTTTCTCGTGAAAACGAGTTGCGATGATCATTTGGCAGTAATGGTTAGTTCTTCGCGTCGACGCCTGCTCCTGCCACCATGACTCAAGGTTGTCAAGTGCTTGTTTCGAATCCGATGATTTCAACGGGTCGTCAATTACCATGGCGCCAACGCCAGGGCTGTCCATATCCGTGGTTCCGGCGGTGAAGCCAGTTAGCACCCCGCCCACAGATGTAGAAAGGATGAAACCGCCACCAACCATGTCATACTTTGAGTCCGGGCAGAATCCAAGCCATTCGGGAAAAACCCGCTTGAACTCCTTCGACTTCATCATATGAACTACTTCACGGTGAAATTTGAAGGAGAGGGAAGCACCGTAGGAGGCAATGACGTGCTGTGTTCTTTGGTCCCTTCCGAGCAGCCACGCCAGGAACATAGTTGCAAGCATTGACTTTCCCGAACGCGGCGGGCAGGAAACAATCAATCGCTTGTACCTTCTCGTAGCAAGGTCTTCAAATGCCGAGCCGATCAATTCGTGAAATGGGGCAACCTGAAGGTCGCCATGCTTCATGATATCGCAGAAGGCAAGGAAGCAATCTCGGGCAGCTTTGTGCCGAAACTCCTGAATTACCATGCGCGGAGCTTCCATGAGCGTTAGTTCACGTATGCCCCGCTGGTATTTTCTCCATGAGCTATGTTCTTCCAGCTGGCTGGCTTTCGTGATTATGGGGCGCATTTCAATCTCCCGTCAGTTTCTTCAGGAGCTCCCCAACTTTCCCGTCGAACGCAACCGCAAGCTCTTGCTCGCTCTTGGAATCAATCTGTGTGAGGGAAACGATGTCCGAGGTGATTTCTCTGTGCGCTTTGATCGCACTGTTAAAGATGGAAACGAGGTCTCGAGTGGAGCACTCTTCCATCTGGTTGGCAAGCTGGTCTAGAGCATCTTTCGCCACAAGAAGGGTGTCTTGCGCAAGGATCTCTTTCTGCTTGATAATGTCTTCGCGTGATTTAGCCATTAGTAAAGCCTCTTTCTGCATTTGGAGCAACCGCCTCTCGGCGGCGGGGGATTCCCCTTGTAAGCCATGATCTTTTGCAAGATCTTTTTCGCTTCTTCCATTTCATTCCGCTGTACGGCGGTGTGGTAGCTATGCCAAAGTTCTTGAGATGAGTTCATTAACAAGGGGCAACGGGGCCAGGGTTACCTACGCATGGAACGCAACCTAGCTTCCATAGCGAGTTGATGGAGGCGAGTTGGAAGGTATCTTCCAAAATCCACCCTTTGCCTTGGGGTGATTTCGCCACGAAATAAAACCTTCCCTTCGGGGTCTGAATGAAAGTCTCCGGAACGATACCAACCAGGGAGCCCCCTTCGAGGTACAGTTGTTTTGCTTCGGGGTTCAGGGGGTCGATGTTTAGGAAGGTGTACGCCCCTAGAACAACGGCAAATTCACCGGCGTTGATTCCGGTAAACCATTCTGCATATTTTGACGCACGGTCAGAAATCGGGTCGGCTTTGCCAGCGACGTCATTCCACAGCTCGATCGCATATCGTGCTAGGAACTTTCCAGTTGGCGAGTAGAAAACTTCCTCAAGCGGCTCCGCAGTTTCAGCATCCCAAACAGTTACAACTAATCTACCATCCTCAGTATAGCTGTTATTGCTCAGAAGATAAATCGGTTGGTTGAGCGGATCAGGGAGGAATACCGTCTCGGTATCGCACACAAATACCCAGTTTCCTGACTGAGTTGCAGGATTGCTCCAGGTAACACCGTACGGCGCAGAGTAATCTTCGAGTGGCAATTTATCTCCGGTATACCACGGAACGTAGATCTCTCCGCTAGCAGAGTCAACGACGCCAGCCAAAGGTAGGCTAGTTTCGACGTTGGGCCCAGGGAAGATCTGGCGGCAATCCCCCCTTTGCACGCAAGGATCAAGGGCAATGTAAGGAAGCGTTTCTTCCGCCACAAGAACGTAAGTCTGGGTGTAGGTGTACTGAGATTCGGGGCTCAATCCGGTGAACGATTCGACCGAACAAGTGAAAGGTTCAATAACCTGAATCGAGGCGCCAGAAGGGACACTGCCGTTAATTGTATTGAAAGCGCCTGTAATAAGCTGTGTGGCGAAATCGTGACCAGAGGATGTAAGGTAGTTCTGACAAGAGAAATTTAACTCGAAACTCATACTTCTCTCGAAAACCATCGGGATTCGGTTCTTAACTGTGTTTGAAGAGCCTACGTAACGAATTACGATGTTGTTAGTTTGCTGAACTACGCCCTCGTTTTCGATCGCATCGGCGAGGCGAAGAACATTGACGCTGATTGGAATCAGGGGGGAGGCTATAAGGGCATCAACAATGAATTGCTCGATACGATTGATGGTGTTAAGTTCCATAGTTTATGGGAAGTTAGTGTTTGAACCGTTGATGTACCACCCACCAGCATCGTTTGGCGAAGTAGTTTGAAGGGTTGAGGCCAGCTCCAGAAAATTATTCGATGTGATCCAGTTCGGAAAATCGTTATTCTGGCCAACTGCACCCCAGCCAATTCGGTAGTCAGGGGCCTGATTCCCAGCTGTGTCGGTTGTCCACCCTGAGAGACCTTTTCCGGATACAGAGTTGTAACGTTGTGGAACGCGCCACGACCGCATAATTCCTTGCGGTGTATCAATCGCCGAGTCTCCATTACCTGCGCGAATCGCAGTCATTTTCATCTCGGCCTGCATCTGCTTCAGAGCGGCGTCGTAATCTTTGTAGACGTCCTCTCTGCGGCGAACCGTGTCAAGATAGTAACGGGCGATAGTCAGCGCCGTGCGGCGCCGATTGCTCGTAATTAAAACCATTCCGGCTTTTCCGGATTGCTCAATGTACGAGTCAATCAAAGAATTGGCGTCTTGAATCGCCATCTGCAACTTTGCCACATTCACCGTGGTGGCTGCTGCATCGTCGATGTTTGTAAGTTGTATGGCTTCTTTTAGTCCGAACGCGACGGTAAAGTCGTCGGGTGACGCACTTCGGGGATCGGATTTGTGGTTAGTTAAAACTCCTGAGCGATTCTGGTATGGGAAACCGTAACCACCGATCGTTTGACCAAGGTTAGACTGAATGCGGGAGCCATCAGTTGATTCGTCCGGGGCAAGAGTGTTTCTCGCTGCAACACGGTAAAAGGCGCGAGTCGCGTTGCGCTTCTTAACAACGTCGTTTGCAGTAGGTGGAATCGGACCACGCAGACAAAGGTTGAGGTCGAGTGGCGGCTCGTAGGAAACGAACGCTTGATCCCAAGGCGTCAGAGTGCTGTCTATCCCGATGGATACCATCGTGTCCGAGGAATAGATTAGGGTTTCCACCCCATACTGGCCATAGTTGACGGTGAATGACGTTAACGGCACCGGAACATTTGTGTCCAGTGGTGCGTCAAAATACAGAACAACTGTTGTTGGCGTCGTAACTAGAATTTCTTTGATCTTAGGCGCAGCCATCAGCTTCCTCAGCTATAAAGGTTGGTACGAGGGTCGTTGGAGAACGGGTGGAAATATTCGCTCACCCAGAATGAATATGCTTCTTGTGGAACTTCAATAACGTAACCGTCCCACTCCCGGTATTTGCAATTTTGCAAGTAGTTCGCGGCCAACCGAAGCGGCCATTCATCTCTCCAATTCACTTCCCAGGAGTCAATCGTAATGAGAAAACCTTCGAGCGTGTAATCAATACGACCAACGATTGAACCGCCGCGTTGCTCGTCATCGGCATATGGGGGGTTACTATAGTCGAAAGTTTCCGAGACTCGATCGAAAATTTCCCCGTCCCACTTCACGAGCAGATACCGAAGCTCACTCGGAGGATCCTCATGATAAAGAAAATCTTGGAAGAGCCACGTGGGCGATTGAATTCCGGGACGACGAATTGCCATGAGTTAAGAGGGGGGTTCGTGCCAAGTGGCTTCCCCGCCGTAAGGGTTCGGGCGAGGTGAAGTTCCGTACGCAGAGAATTTGCTCATTTCTTCTAATGAAGTCGGGAAAACAAAATCCCAGACCGCTTGTTCGTCGACGGGCGGTTCTACGTCTCCGCCACTGTCGAGTGGCTGCAATCCGTCGTTTTCGCCAGCGTGTCCATGCTGTAAATCAACGTGACGCACCCAGATATACTGGCCTTGCCTCTTAAGGCAAACACACAACCAGTCAGAATCCATTGGGCCATCTTCTTCGATGACTGTGCACCCGTGGTTTTCCAGTGATGCTGGAGGGAGGGTCCCGGCGGGGTACACCGGAAGTCGGACCATTGTGCTATTGTTCGGCATTTCAAGGTTTTTCTCTGCCTTGGGTGCCAACAACTGGGGGTCAAACAAAACATCTTGTAAGATCGCGTACTGGTACTCCCCGCTAGACGGTGCTATGTTAACCCTCTTACCAAGCAACCCTTCAGGTTGCCTCCCCACGAAAGCGGGCGATGTATCAATCCAGTGCGACGGAGCAGCTTGCTCCCCAGGTCGTTCAGCCGAGAATTCTCCAGTTGCCCCGGTGACTTGAGGTATATCGATGTTGTGATCATCAAAGATGACCTTAACTCGTCCCCGGTCCAGTGGGTCGTTTATATCAACAATCGTCCCCCGCAAAGTACCTCTCGGCAGCCCCGCGAATTTCATATTTGTTTCAGTTGCGTTCAGAATCGAAACAAACTGACTCACAAATTCAGAAGCTCTGAGTTTGGGCGGATGCATGCTCAAATACCGTTGTGAGATTTAGAAAATCTTGGTGTGTTTCTGGGGTGACGCCTGGGAGGGGGAGACAGGGGAGGGGGAGTCCGAACTTTGGCTGGTTTTGCCGGCTCTACAGGTTTTGGGGCTTCGGTAACCGGCTCTTCGACTACCAAGACTTCTGGAATAGTCTCGACGACTTCTTCCTGTGGGGGTTGCAGTTCTTCTTCCTTTGTTTTGAATGAGTTCACTTCGGGTTGCAGCATTGGTTTACGTCGTCTGGAAGTCATACGTAGGTTGGGTACTAGAAAGTTTTACCCCCTTTGCCTTTCGGCAAAGTTTGAATTGTTTGCTGGAGTAACACTTAGTTAGTGGTGACGGTCCAACCTTTGCTTTGAAGGGAAGCTTTTGCAGCAAGCCCCGTAGCACTCGGCGCAGCCGAGGTCCCCCCGTCGATGTTTACGGTCCCATTGCTTTGACCTGCGGTGTCGAGGGAAACAAGAATGTTATCCACGCTGGTTTGGTCAAGAGCACAGTTTACCCAGGCCGCGACGAAAAAGGTTGATGTGCAAGTGTCAAACATTCCCGCAGGGAATGTGGTCAGGCTGGTGCAGCTGGACCAAGTGGCGGTGAAATTAGTTCCGTTGCTAACGTTCAGCAGGGGGAAGGAGGTTAGGCTGGTGCAGTCGGCCCAAGCCATGTTGAAATTAGTTCCGCTGCTGACGGTAAGTAGGGGGAAAGAGGTTAGGCTGGTGCAACCTTCCCAGGTGCGGAAGAAAGTGGTACCCGAATCAACAAAAATGAACGGAAAACTTGTCAAACTGCTACAGTCTTTCCAGGTTCGGTCAAAAACAGTGGCCGAACTTAGGTCGTAAGCTCCAAAACTCGTGAGACTCGAACAACCCTCCCACGTCTGTACGAACTCGGTTGCGTCTCGCAACTGGTTGTACAGGTAAAGCGTGGAGATAGTTGCCATTGAAGAGCAATTAGCCCAAGTATAGTTGAAATTAAGCCCTGAGTTGAAATCCTTGGGTGGGAAGCTCTCTATAGAGGTGCAACCCTCCCAACCGTATGATAAATCCACCAATCCGGCAGTGTCTACATTAGGGTCACAGTTGAAGTTTGGCATGACTAATCCGGATTAGATACGGGAAAGGACGTTAGACTGCTGCAGTTTAACCAGGTGGCTACAAAGGTGGGTGAGTCTATGGGAGGCGGTGTCGGCAAGATTGTCACGGTGATAGGCTCACCGGGTCCAGAAGGCTCAGCCGGGGCACTTCGGAACGATATAGAGCGTCTTAGGCTGAGTTTCAGGGATCCTCCACGCAGCTTCTTGTTGCGGGTCAAAGAAACCATCCTCCGCAGCTGAGCCGTCCGCGATGAAATAAGCGTAACAAATCTTGTAATTGTTTGCGTCAACGCTATATGTCCCTGAAGGGTTATCGCAAGTTGGCGGACATTTGTAAATACTGGCATCCCAGATTGGAGCCTCAATAGGTTCTACTGCTGCGTCTAAAATATCGTTTACGTAGTATCCGCTCAAGAAACTACAAACATTGACGTTCAGGTAAACACCCTGCCAATTTCCGAAACCTTCGCTGGAAAAGTCAACTAACCGGTTGTGAAGAGGGTCGTAATCAATAAATTGCGCTTCTGAAAACTCGTCGTAGTCTACATCGACGGTCGGACGAACAGCAGCGTTGGTGTAAGCTGCGTCTATAAACGAAAAGTCGTCGTATCTTACCGTAGAGTACAGGAAGGGCTCAGAATACACATAGGTGTAATCAGTCCGATCGTTGTCTAGAACCACCTCCTCGTAAATTTTCGGGAGGCTGGCACCCGGCGGGCAGTCCATCTTCTCGGGCTCGATGTTGCTGCCGTAGTAAGCAAAATCTTCACAGATAAGAGCCGTCTTCTGCCAAACTGCTTCGTTGCGCCCATAATCCAGCGGCATTCGAACGAAGAAACGTTGCCAGTTGTCCAACGCAGGCCCATTGTTCAGGTCGGCTACAAGGGGGCTCGGGTATATATTCCTTGCTAGAAGTTCTGTCGTGTCTGCAACTTGCAGGTGCTGGCTGCCCCACAACCGAAGTGGTGTCTCAGCGTCGTAAACATTGGGGGACATCTTGTAAACGATTCCGCTGAAAACAGTAGACGAGATGTCCAACTGATACGAAGAAGTCAGAGAGTCGGAGATTACAATTTTTGGAAAGCTGGTCTTTCCAACAAGTGAGAGAGGACGGTACGTTACGGTGTAGAGACCTTCCGCGGAGTTAGCAGTGTAAGAAAACTCGTAGTCGTTTGTAAGGAAGCCGACTCCGGCTGCTAGGAGGTTTCCGTCACAGTAGAAAAGGACGGTCCCCATGTTCAGAGTCGAAGGTGGGGCTGAAATTGAAGTGTTCGAGTTGATCGCCACCCACGCGGAATCGTAGTACAACGCAGCAGCCCGGTTTTCCGCGCCGGGGTACGCATAGTCCCACCAGAGTTCCCCTTCAACAGGTCCCCCGAACAAGGAACTATTGGCGATAAACTTAAGTATCGAGTCCGGGAACAGGGTCCACACGGTGGGGCCATTTTCCTTTACGAGCACCGTCTTATAGGGTCCTGAAACAGTGATCCCAAGGTTACTAATGGTATAGTTCGCCCCCGCTGGCGCTAAACCGTTTGAATTTAAGATGTAGGTCGGAACATTGAAGGGTATGTTGGCACTCGCCGCGTTGAAAGTGAAAACGGTTAAAAACTCAAACCTGATGGGGACCCAGTATTGCGTATCAGGCTGACGATACAAGTAGACTCGTCCGGGACCTGCAAAAGGCTCTTGAATGTTTAGAACATTGTCAGCTGAGGACAGTCCGGTTATATCAAGGACGACGATACTGATTGTGCTTGGCGGAACCGAGTTCTGATTATCAACGAAAGTGGCAACATCGGGAAAAATAATCTCCGGAACAAGTTCTTGTTCAGGCGCTTCTCTATACTCAACTTCAACCCAGAACGGACATTCTTCCTCTTGTTCGATCGGAATCGCTAAGACTCCACTGGTGGTGTTCCACCAGAGTTTTCCAGGGGGGAGTTGCCCAGGGGTGCCTGAATCGATTGTCGCCCTTTGAGCGTACACCAAATCAACCACGTCGTTGAAAGCAAGCTCGCGCTCAATTACAGGTAGGTATAGAGAGTTGTTTTCGTCAAAACCATGCAAGGAAAGACTATCAAAAGCCAGATTGAATGGGAGAGGGCCTCCTTTGTTGCCCCACGCACCAAGAAAGTTTTCAAGGACGCATTCAATGTTCCAGTCAGAGGGGTCGCGCCAGTTTTGAATCTGAACTTGCAGAATTGAGTTTGTTGGCGTAACATCGTCGGAATAAGCCCACACAAGGAATGCGGTAACTCCTGGCGAGTTTCCTTCCAGGGTTCCCGGTATGTTTAGAATCCATCGCCCGGTTTCCTCGTTGTACGTTGGGGGAACATCGACAGACAGAGTATCCGAGTACGACAGGTAGAGGGGCTTGTCAAAGGCGTAAGCTGAACCTGCAAAAAGTATCGGGAACAGGTAAGGGAACAGACCTGTTGTATCGTAGCCTGGAAAAAGTATAAGTGTACCAGAGTCGTCTTTGCAGTTGAACTCGTTGTCTCCTGCTACACCAATTTCAGGTCTGTAGAAAGGAGCCGGTCGTGCAGAGGGGATGTCAATCCTAAGTTGCGTGTTATTGTTTATTTCCGTGAAGAACGTATCATCAACTTCGCCGAAGTTGAGCACCATGCCAGCGGCGGTTTCCGTAAGAGAAAGAATCGGGTAGGTGTATATATCAAGGTGAGCGATTTGACCGGCTTGAACTCTGTCGTCCCTTTCAATCTCTACAATCGCCACACGAGGCGAAGTGAAATCCTCGATGTCTTCCCAAGTTTTTACGGTTAAAACTCGTGGAAGAATAAAACTGTTGTAAACGCCGTAAGACCCACCAAGAAGCTGCCTCTTTTGTGAGACCGTCGCAGGAAGATTAGTCCAATAGTTACTGCCACTCCAACCCAGCATCTGAGCAAGAAAGTCCAGTTGGCCGTTAACTCGAGACTCAGTTAGGGATACCTGCTCTGTTTGTTCAGGGGAGAGATACTTGTTCGTGAAATTACGAAGTTCAAACTCGCTTGCGCTAAAACTAGGATTCGCTGCAGTCATTTAATTTAGTTCCACTCCGTAAGTTTCAAGGGCTAAATACTCCTGGCGAACGCACACAACGGGGCTCATCCAAAGGGTCGAGTAACCCTTGACTTGCTCGTATAAGTTAATCAAGTCTTCGTCGAAAGGTTTTGTTAACCAGTCGGCGATCGGTTTGTACTCCCTGTTGATTACCGGTCGAATGTCTTGAATGTCTAGCAACTTAGAGTTAAAGTCTACGTCGATGTAAGCAAGGTTGCAGAATGTCGCCGGAATTTCTTCCCCCCGCGAGTTAAACACGGTGGTTGGAACAGCTTCTGCAGGGTATATCGATAAGGCGCAGCGGGTAGCAGGCCCGGCCTGAGGTGTAACCTTTGTGACTACCCCTGAGACTGCTATCGACTGAATTTTCATGGTCAGCTCAGTGAAATCGACGCGCCAACCTGTTTGTAGACTGGGGGGAACAACATTAAACTCAAAGTATTGGCTCGTCTTATCAACTGAGATGCTAGAGGTTGCTACTTCTGATACGCCCACTGAGTCTACATAACTAAGAGTTGCACTCCCGGAGTAACTCATTCCGGGAGGACAGCGTAAAACAACCGTCGAGTAAGCCGATGGAAGAATTGTCTCCGGAGCAGCCGGCGAACTTTGAAACGTTTCATTACTTTCCCATTGGATAAACGACTCAACTGGTTGAACAAAACTAGGAAAGTACGTATCGCTGTTCGACCAGTAGGTAGTCGAATTCAAGAAAGCGTTTACTAACGGGTATCTCCAGCCGACTACTCCTTCACTGCTCGACGTTAAAATCAGCTTGGTTCCCGCCAACGAATAATTTTCTACCTGATAGTAATTCTCGACTGGGGAATCGTCGTATACCAGCTGGTAGGCGACAAGATAGCGACCGCTTCCGAAGTCAAGCTCTTTTAGGTTAAGGATGACGGGAGGAACAACAGTAGTACCGTACTTCCACACAATCTGACCTGCTTTAACAATTAGGTTCTCGAGCGAATCGGAGGTAATCACCTCTGCGGAAACTGGGCCAAATAGCCCTTCGCCCCACGGAATATACACGTAGCCTACATCTTGAGTTCCACCAAGTTGAATGGCGGTGTTTGTCGCAGGCAGTATGTCGAAAAAATTTGTTTGATAAGTTTCGCTTACAGCCGGCAGTCTCCGATAGATGGGTCTGCCGTCAATAACCCACTCGGTAGGGCGACTCTTTAGGTTTTTTACGTCAATATACTGAAGCGACGGTGTGTTTACACTCCGCCTTTGAGTAGATGTCTGTAGGATTTGAATCCCACCGCTAATTGGTACAAGCTGCTGGCTCATAGACCCATAGTCCCGTTTCTATAGTTCGGGGGAGAATAAGGATAAGTAGTCCCAGTAAACCACGAGAGCTGAGGAGTTTCAGACGCAGTGGCAGCATTCTCCCACACGTATGTGTAGGAAGTCGAGGTGTTGTTAAACCGCTCCTCATTCTTCGGAATTAGGGTGACTTGCGCGATTCCCAATTTGATCGCAGAAATGTCACGACCGAATTGAGACCTAATTTGCTCGTCACAAGAGTACACGTTTACGTAGCGTAAGAGGTTTCCCGCATACTCCTCAATTCGTGCGGTGTTGGTAACAATTGTGTTCGTCCAATCCGTAACTGTTGGTAAAGGTGCGAAAGCCCGCATAACCCGGTACAAGTTTCGCTCATCTTTAGACAAGATAGTATCTTCCGAGTAGAGGGCGTAAGCAGGGTTAAAGTACGGGATATACGGGAGCGTAAGGAATTCCCCCTCCGTAAACTCAGAGGAAAGGACAAATAATCCGTTTTCAACGTATACGGAGAAGTCAAAGAGGGGACTTACATTAGCCGTTGCCGTGTAAGAAAGAACGGTGCTACCCTGCCTGAAGATTGTTGTGTCACCTTTGAAGAACCGAAACATTCGTGTTGGTTCGGTCACACTCTTGTCAAAGAGAGCGTTCGAGAGCTGTAGGTTTTGATCAGAGGTGTAAGCAAGAGGAATAACTAAAGATTGATCTATCAGATCGTTAATCAGAGTGCTGCCGGGTGTAAAAAATTCCGCTGCGATGAAATACTGCGGAGTCGAAACACTGGTTTCTCTGTACTCCAGGTAGGTCCCAACTGGGAACCGTGGTTTGTACTTGAAAATTGGTAAGCCGGTGTCCGAGTTCTGAACGATTATTTCCTTAACTATTCCAAGTTCAACCAGCTGATCAAAATAGTTTTTGGTGGAAAGACCATTCGGCTGGTATATAAAACCCTGTAAAACGTACGCAAACTTGTTCACGCCCCCTTTCACCGGGTCAACATAGTTGAAGTATGGGTCAGCAACAGCACTTGGTCCTGGGCCAATTTGGGGGGTAGTTACCCACTGCCCTGAAGTGTAAGAACCGCCTGTGGTCAAGGTTAAAGGGGTTGCTTCGGAACCAAGCAAACCAGCTGACAACGCACTGGTCACATTGTTTGAAGCTTGCTCCAGTGTGAAGTCCTGAGAAACAACCCAAGCTAATGCTCCGGGACGCTTTTCGAGGGGGACCGAAGAAGTGGGGTCCGGAATAAATTGACCGTCATCCGGAACGTAGTCATACTGAACAATTTCGGGGTTGTATACGCTTGCTTGAGTTATAGTGTAGCTGTTTCCTACCAGCCAATCTGAATACGCTTTGACTTCAGATATTTTTCCCTCTACGATTAAAACTGGAATTTCCGCCTTAGACCCAATATTTACATTGTCTAGGATAACGTGAAGTTCCCCATCTCCTCCGTCACTTGGGCTCCAGTATACAATATCACTTTGAAGATAATTCCCTGCCTGAAGAAGCTTGATTTGCCTCATCCCAAGGTTTCCATACACTGTCTGATCTTTTTTATTGTCCGAGTACGGAGTGAAAGACGACAAAACAGGGTAGTAAATCTTGGACGGAATTGTTTGAAGAACCAAATCGTTCTGACTGAGCAATTGCTCGGAAGGCTCAAAAGTGTAAACTTGCGTGTAAAGGGCTGCGGAAGCAGCAAGTTGAGGAGGTGTGTTGAACGCTTTGGCCGAAAAGACCCGAGGATTTACGTATCGGTCAGGAGCGTCAAAGGTTAAGTTAAAGGCTGAGTCGACATCACTAACGCTCGGGTCAGTGTACGCTGGAAACACGTTACCAGGCTGTAAGATCTCAAACAACCGATTTCGGAAGTTTAGCGAGGAATTTCGAAGATTCACCCCGTACGAGCTGTTAGCATCAACCTCAAGTGTGATGTCGTACTGAACTTGACTAAGTGTAAGGGGATACAGATGCCCAGTCATTCCAACCGGCACTGAAAAGTTGACAACGTTTTGACCTCTGCTCAACTGCTCTTCCGTCAACTCCACACCGTCTGGTCCGAGGACGAAGAAAGAAACTTGACCACTCGGCAAAACATAGTTGGTTAAATAATTGTAAGAATACTCGGAGCCTCTGTTAGGTTGGACGGAGGTTTGAGTACCGATTCCGTAAAAGTCGATGAAGAAATCTTGCCAATCTTGGCTGCTAACCGGATTCTTTCTACGAATAAGCGTGAAGAAACGTTCCTGAACTTCCTGATATGTTTCTACGTCCGACCCGCCAGTCGCCGGTTGGGGGTTAATGGCAGATAAACCAGCCACGTTCACCGCAGATGAGCCAACGATGGAGTTGGCGGGAACATTGTAAATGGTGCCAACAAACTCAGAATAAACTGAGACGTACAGAACCGTCTCTCCCGGTGGGAAAGTGTGCGCGTCTAGTGTAACGAAGTTAAAAACTTCACCCCCCGTTAAGTTCGGGTTGGTGGTGAAAACAGAGCCAGAAGGAACTGTGACTGGGGTGTTTGACGCGGGTATGGTCAACACAAGACGTGCGATTGAAGCCGTCCCCAAGCGACGCATAGCGCCTAGGAAAGGTCCAATCCATTCAATAAGTAATTTCTGTGGAAGCTGATTTAACCAGAAGAGGAATTCACCCTGCGCAAAAACCTGCCCTTCAAGCAAGGCTGCCAAAGGGTTTCCCGCACTAAAATCGTTAAGAGTCTGGTTAGACGCAAAGTAGACTCTCTGGGAAGCTGCTTGAACAAGTTGAGCCTCGTTTCTAGGGTCAATGGAAACAGAGGGTAGCGGAGCGTATCTAGGCACGGGGAAACCTCCTTAAAGCGGGCAAACTGTTACGGTATTTCCTGCGCCTACGGAGTAGTTTTTACAATCGATGTCTGCTTCTGAGTAGTAAACCCCGTTATCAATAACCAACTGCTCCAGTAAATTGTCGATTTGATCTTTTAAAACTAGCTTTGTTATCAAGTCCTCGTTATCTAGACCTGCAAATTTCTGGGGAATTGTAGGGGAAGTGTAACCCGGAGGGTTGTTATATTTGTCGTTCGTTGTAAAACTTTTTGGGGCGTTTTCCCTGACGTTGGCAGGGTTACTAAGATCGAGATCAGGGTCATATCCAAAATTCCAGACACCTGTAACAACCTTAGAGCCGGAAATAGCAATTCCGCTAATCAGCTGACCACCTTCAACGTTTGGTTGGGGGGTCGTAAGGGTGATATACCGGGAGTCCAAACCATTTGGTCCCGATGTTACAAGGGAGTTCAGGCCGAGCGGAGAATAATGCCAGTCAAGGTCTTGACCGTCAAATGAAATTTGCTTGGCACCATTTAGCCACTGGCTTGTAACGATGACACCACTAGAAAAAGTTGTCTTCATGAATCCCTACGGATTACCTTCTTACACTGGTTTTACCCTACAAAAAATCCCCAGCCGAAGCCGGGGACAAGTAACTCTGAAACCGATGAATCAGGTGCGTTCCCAGTAGTTAACCGTAAAGGCACACTCAATCGTCTGAACGTTTCCGCTCTCACGGTCAACGTCAGCGGTTGTAACTGACTTATACTGACAACCGTAAAGAACGTATTGGCCGCCTGCAGGAGCAGAACCAGAACCGATACAATCTTTGGGGGTTACAGTAACTGTGATTTCCTCACAGTTGTATGAAAGCCAGAATTGCTCGAGTTGTTTGAAGATGGTAGGGTCGTACGGGGCCTCTAACGTTACGTCGTCTGCGGTTCTTGGTCCGATGACGTGGTACAGTCTGTTGCCAGATCCGTTGGCGTACCGACTGTCCTCGGCTGAATCCTTGACACCGCTGAACTTAGTGAACACCGCTGTAAAAGTGGGTCCACCAAGAGCTGTGAATGAAACTTCGTACTGAGACTTGGTAATTGGTCTTAAAATAGCCATGATGACACCTCCTTATGTATTTCTTGGATCAACCAAGAATGTTGGAGATCATCGCGCCAGAACCGATAAGACCAGTGGCACCAAGACCAACCAGGTTAACAACACGCTCAACAGTGATTTCAGCACGAACCACGCGGCGCTCACGAATGTAGTACTCGGGGCGAACAGCAGGGGTGCCGGTCAGTTGATAGGTGTAAGCGAAAGCAGGGGTAGCAGCGTTAGCGCCACCAGCAGGCATTACGCTGTCTGAAGGACCATTGGGGCTGTAGAACAGCAGGATTCCGTTTGAAGGGAATACAGGCTGCAGGGTGCCATCGGTGGCAAGATAACGGCCTTCAGCAACGCGCAGACCACGCTCAAGACCGAAGTAACGGGCAAGAAGGTCTGTGTCGACTGAATCGGCAGTGGTGTACTTGATACGCTCAAGGATAGCCTGGTTGGTCAGCAGTTGATCAAATACGGCAGTTCCCAGAACCATGGAGTTCGGGCGAATACCAATCTGGTTGGCAACTGAACGCTTCAGGGTCAGAACGTCTTCGATCGGGTTGGAAGTCAGTGAAGACCAAGCCGAAGGGCCAGCTGCAGAAGTGTAGCTAGCGGCAAAGTTTGTCCAGCTGGTGAAACCAAGACCGGTTTGAGTAGCAGCGCCAGCGCTGGGCTCGTAAGGGTTGTAACCAGCAGTTACAGTCACAGCCTGGCTTACGGTGTACTCGTAAGCATTCATCAGGCGGGACATGGCGTTGCGTGTTTCAATCGCACGCAGGTCAACTTGCGCAGGACCTTCGCCAGCGTTCTCGATGACTTCTTCGGGCAGTTCCCAAGCCACGACTTCTTGCTCAAGCGCATAAGGCTCGGCGTCGTAACGGCTTTGAACGAACGGAATGTTGGTTCCGTATGCACGACGGAAATCGTTGATGGCGAACTGCTCTTTGCCGAAGCGCAGAATGCGGCCAGCACGAGTCGGGGTGTCAACAACAGGGGCAATAAAGTTGGCGATATTAGTCGCCGGAAGCATGAAACCTTGTGCGAGCGTAGTCAGAATCGGATCTACGCCAGCATAGGTTTGCTGGAGGTTCATCATGGGAGGGAGGCTCCTAAATAGTTAAACGACTTCAAATGGTTTGAAACCACAGTTGGGACTTACACCCGGAGGATGCCCAACTGAGTTTAGTTATCAGGCGAAGCTGACAAGAGCGAACTTGCGACCGCCGATTCCGATTTGCTCGCGAATCAGAGGAGTGGTGCCGTCCAGGGTGACGGGGGTGCCGTCGCCAACGCCAACAGCTTGACCCAGATCGTTAATTTCGAGTTGGGTGTTGAGGGTCAGATCGGTTAGAGTTGCAGCAGGAGCAACTTCAACCAACAGAAGACCGGAAGTAGCAACGGTCAGCTGACGAGCGGTGTAAGGCTGAGCCAGAGCGGTAGGCATATACGCCTGGTTGATACCAACGATGGTGTCTACGCCGCCGGGGGTAGTGAAAGCATCTGGGGCAGCAGCGAAGTTAGGGCCAGCCCAGGTAGCGTAAGAAACGGCGCGGAATTCGCCGATTTCAACAACACCGGGATCGCCATCTTGATTGTCAGCAGGAGCTTCGAAAGTTTCTGCGTAACGGATGTACTGGCGGCCATATACGGGACCTGCGTTTGTAGCCATGTTAATGTCTCTTAATAATAGGACTTCAATGTTTTTTGTTTGCTCTGGGGCTTGTTTTTAACCCAGTTAAACTGAATGGTTTTACCCTTATCGGTAGTCGATGCTACACCGGCAACGGTCGTAGCATTGACATTCTTTGCCTGGCATAGGGAGGGTACCCATCGGTTGCCAGCCAAGTCGGCCAAACATAACGCAATCAGGGCAAGTTCGTGAGTCGAGTTTTGGAACTCGCATCATTTCCTGGTATCCCTGATCTTGTCGAACGTAGTACTGGCCGAGATTGAAGAAAGAGTATGAAGGGTTAGCTAAGTAACGAACAACACGAACCAGCAACCCAGGCCAACTCTTAACTTCGCTGAAATCTTGTGTCTTGTCGCCCAACAGAATTCCTCCGTTGTCGAGTGCGTCTTTTGTTTCAACCAAAAATTCTTGAAGCGGAGGGAGCATTTCGCCGACGATTGTGGGCCATGCCCGCTCCATCTTGCCACGAGGGTTGATATCTTCGGCGCCGAGGTTGACAGCGGCAAGCGCAGAGATGAGAGTTTTGTCGAGTAACGACCTCTCGTACTCATCCCACCTCATTTGCTTATCTCGAAGACCTTTCACCAAAACTTTCGACTCCTGAGTCATGCGCTCTTCAAGCTCGGCTTGAGAATTCACTTTCTTTCGAAGAGCCTCGGCTTGGGTGAAGTAATCTCCCCTCCGTTTCGTGGCCATGCCAATCAGAGAGAGGAGATCCATTTCAAACCTCAGTTGTACATTGTGCGCTTGATAGCTTCGACGTAGTCAATCCCTTCGGACTCGACCATCTTCAGAGCTTTTGCGTGAGGATCCAGATCTTCCTCGGCAAACTGGAAGGTTCCGCCAGCGATCTCACCGTAGGAAACCATCGAAGGAAGCTTGCTCAGAAGGCCAAGCAGTTTCGTGGCAGCCGTTTCACCCTCGGAGAACTCCAGGGTTCCGAAGTCAAGACCTTCGCAGTAGCTTTGAAGCTCGGACTGAGGCATAATGCCGTCGGTCAGGCGACCATCTTCGTAGATAGACTCAACGAACGAGGCGATTTTCGCTTTGCGAGCGTTCATCTTCTCTTCAGCGAAGCGGCGCTGGAGTTCGGAATGCTCTTTCTTCAGGCGATCCAGCTCCTCGAAGATGGCGGAGGGGAAACCGTCTGGCTTGGCTTGGGCCATTGAACCCATGCCGTAGTCCATACCGCAGTGGTCAGAGGAAAGCTCGTTGAAGTCTTCCTCCTCGTCACCTTCACCGTCTTCGTCGTAAGTTGAACCGAACCCAGTTTTGGTGTAAGGGTTCTTCTTCTCGCCGTGCTCTTCAGCGAACACACCTCCTGAACGCTTCGTCTTCTGGTTAGGGCCACCGTCAAAGTCGCCGCTCAGATTGTCCTCGGCGAATGCACCGTCGGGACCAACAACTTGGGCAGCCTCGTCGATTTCATCCATCGCACCGGGAGTAAGTTGCTTCTTAGAAGATTTCTTCTCACCTTCGCAATCCTCAGAGAACACACCGCCGGGTCCGGTGATTTCAGCCACACCGCCTTCGAAATGACCGGGTTCCAGTTGACCTTTCTTGACTTTGGCTTTGCCTTGCGTCAGGTCGTCCACTTCGCCCATGGCAGTTACGCCCAGCTCAGAAGTTGTCTCATCCGCTTCAGGCTCAGCGTAGTTGATCTTACCGCCCTTGGTGGCTTGACGTCCGGTGCTGCTTGTCTGACGCATTACGCGCATACTTCCGTCTGACATAACGTTGATGGTGTTCACGGCGAACACTTCGTTGTCAGGAGATTCTTCAGTTTCGGTGGGAATCTTGGTGTCAGCATCTGCGCGGCCAGCAGGGTTTGAACCGGAGGCAGTCTTAGGCTGATTGGGCTCAGGGTAGCTGTCAGCGTCGGTGTCGTATTGATCACCGTTCATGGTGCGATCTTCACCATCAGCTTGACCCGCCCAGCGAGATTCACCAGTTGCGTTATCTGAACCGTCTTTGGCAGTTTTCTTCCGGTCGGAATCTTGCTCAGAGTTCTTAGAAGAGCTGACGCGATCGGCCTCCTGCTCTCCACTCTTGGCGGTGTTCATGCGGTCGTCGCCAACGCCGCTTTTGCCTTCTTTACCGGTCTTCATGCGGTCGGCGTAACCGTTGTCAGACGAACGAGCTGTGTCATAGCGACCAGTCTCGTCATAATCCATTTCGTCGCCTTCTTCCATTTCGACCTTTTCGCCAGGGTTAGCCTTGGCTTTGGCCTTCATTTCTTCGGCTTTCTTTCTGAGTGCCGGGGGCAGCTCTTTGTGTTGTTCGTCGTAGACATTTTCTACAACTTGAACTACTTGGCCGTGGGCACCTTTGGCGTGCTTACGGCTGATTTTTCCGTCTTCCATAAATTGTTCCTCTGGGAATTGGTCTTCAAGTTCAGCCGTCTGCTGAGTGATTTCGTTGGTTTTGATGCCAGGCTTGGTTTGTTTTCTGCCTTCGGTGAATTGTTGGTTTTCCCCGGAGTTGGCTTTTTCAGCTGGAGCTTCTGCACCAGCCGCTTGATCCACGTTGGTATCCTGTTGAGTGTCGCTTGCTTCTTGAAGATCTTTGACAGCGGATGAAACATCTTGTCGAACTTCTTCAAGTTTTTCGCGGAGAATCTTAAGGGGGCTCTTTTCAACGATCAAGGTTGGCCCAAGTTCGTCGTCAAAGATTTGATCCGGGGACAAAGTTACAGCGAAGTCAAAACACCCTTCCGCCTCATTAAATGAGAAAGGTTCGAGTCCTTTAACCGCAGGTGGTGATGCCCCCAACAAGGCCAGGTGCCTTGCGCTCCATTTCCCCCCGTGCGGGTTGATTTGGCTGTCCGGAGAATAGAAGGAAATCGATACTTTCCTGTAGTGACCATTCTTGACTAACTCTTTTGCTGTGTCTGAAAAGGAGACATCAGCATAAAGGTTTTGTCCTTCTCTTGAAAATCCTTGGATCCACCCGAAAGAAGGCAAACTGTCGTTATCCCCCTGGTGGCCAAGAACTATAGGAGCTTCATGGATCGAGGGGTCGTATGTGTCGACAACTTGTTGAAGATCGTCTGGAGAGAATGTCCGCTTAATTCCTTGAGCAGAGGTTTGATCACCCGCACGAAATACGTGAATTCTTTTAGTGAACACAGTCTATAAGGGATCTGATAACATTTTTTACCCTTCTTCTTCAGCGATCTGAATTTCCTGCTGATCTGCCGATTCCTCTGCAGGTAGAGCAGTTTCATCAGCCGCAACTGCACTTTCATCCCCAAAAATTGAGCCAAACAGGTCCTGATCTTCCTCAGGGTTGTAGGTCGTTGCTGAAGCAGTGTCAGCCGGCCCACCACTCTCTTTCTTATCGTCCAGTTCAACGCGGAAGTGCCGCTCTATCCATTCTTTCTTTGGTGTGAAACCAGATTGAATGAGCAGAGAAACGTCCGGCATTGTTAGAGTTGACTCCTCAATCCGAAATTCTCGTGTGAGAACGGGAGCAGCAACGTCAGTTCCGAAGTTCAGATCGACGATCCACCGAACAAGAGTTTGCGTGAGATTCTGTGAGATAATCTCAGAAAGTTCCGACGCTTTGACAATTCTGACAACGTTCGCAACTTGAGAGGAAGCACGAGAGCCAGCCTCGGCTTGACCTGCTTCATTCTCCCCACATAGTAGAACGCTAATTTCTTTGTCAATATAGTCGATCAGATTTTTGAAAACGTCGGGGCTTCCGGTTGGTGTCACGAAGTCTAACTCGTAACCTTCTGGAAGGATCATCGCCGTTTCTTGGCTCAGGTTGGAAAGGTGGTCGTACAAAGTATCGATTTCTTTCGTGCTTGCGCTCAAAGGTGCTTTCGCAACTGCGGTGGGTGTAGCATACCGGTCCCCATAAAGAACGTACGACTCAATCGCCCTGCGACGAAATTTAACGAGTGGGTACAGAATGCGGCCCAAAGATGAGCCGTAGGGGTCGCCGTTGTGAGACACCCAGTAGCGGTTAACGATGAATTTGCGCGTCGGAAGCTCTACACCCTCGAACATTCGGTTGAATGTCAGGCAACGCATTGTGAATCCCGTCTGAGCATTCTCCTGTTCCTGGAAAACGAAGCGACGCTGATCACGCATACGAACGTCAAACGGAACCACGCCCCTTTTCGTCTTTTTCCACATCACTTCTCCAACGGAGAAGCCGGTGATAATTGCTTCGGCTAAACCTTTATAGATCTCATCTAGAGGGATTTCTTCAAGAACTTCGCTTACAAAATCCCTTACGGCAATGTCGCCCGGTTTATCGCTGTATTGCTCGACGTACCATGGGCGAGACGTAACTTCTTGAACAAGTTTGGCGAAACAGCCTTGAACCTGCTCGTCGTAAAGAAGGCGCTGATATACAACTAGGGCGCGGTTCCCGCCCTTTTGAATGAGGAGATCGTCGTTTGGTCTGACGATTGTGTTACCTTGACCAGTGAACGGGCTGCTAGACCCGAACATGTAAATCGAAGATAAATTATAGGGATCAGAAGTATAACGTGCTACTTCTCCCGATGGCACTGGGGCTGTTTTGAATCTTTGAGCCATCCAATCCTCTGGTAGTTCTAGTCCTTATTGATAGTTTTACCCTCGACGGAGTCTGGAAAATTCTGCGAGACGTAATTTTCTAACTTTTCCAGGATCCGAGAATATTCGTCGTAAAGGCTTTCGCTTGACGTTTGGCCCATGTAATTTCGGCAAGCCGAGATTAACCGGTAGATATCTTTTTCTTGTAATGAGTACATTAGTTTGCTAGAGTGAATTGCATTGGTGGTTGAGGAACACCGTTCACAGAGTACTGGATAAATACATGATACACACCATCATCTCCCCCAGTTTTCCAGTCACCTGTGACGCTTATATCCGACAGTCCGGGCACATTTGCAGAAATCGAAGCCTGCAACTCAGAGTTGACTTGGCCCGGATCCATGACATCCAGAATCCGATCTGCAATACCGTAATTTGCTCTAATCACCCGTTCGAAGTATCGAGTTTCAACTACGCTGCGCACTTGCTGAGTGATTAACGCGTAATCTACACTTGTTGATAAGTTCCCGTTGACAATCGTCAAAGGGTACGTAAGTCCGCGAATACTGGAAGATAAAGGTTCTGTTACGCTCATCGGTATCTACGGGAAATTTCAAATTCTAAGTTGTTCAACCTCCTGCGTATATCCTCGGCGGGAAGGGAACTTTCAATGACTTTGCTGACCTCTTGCCGCATTCCGGTGTGGCTCAAGGATCGATAGTAGGAAGGATCAACCAGATCCTCTTCTTGTTTTACGCTGGAAAGAAGGGAGAGGCAAAGGGTTTCGGTTGAAACCCCTTGCGCTCTAGCCCTTAGTTCAAGCTGTAGTAGAAGAGAGTCAGGAATCAGTAGCGTTAATTCCTTGTTCATTGTGACTCTCATTTAGGTTAGAAACCGGTATTGTTAGTTCCCAATCCTTGAGCATTCAGCTCATTCTGCATCTGACCAATGGCAACCCGGATCAGATCGATCTGGATTCTTTCCAGTGTTGGAACAGGAGTTACGAACACCTTAGCGTTGATAATTCCGTTCTCGAGTGAGGCAGGAGGGTTAATCCGAGCATCACAGATAACCTGGAAGGCATCACTTGGGCGAGCGCCGAACAGAGCACCTCGTGAGTACAGCTGGTTCAGAACGCTGTTGCCAACCGAGATGATCTGGTTGAACGCAACGCCGAAGCCGTCGATCACGTTGAAGATCTGACTGTCGAAGGCGTTTCTCAGCGAACCGTAAACAACGTTCAGAATGACGCGAGTGTTTACGAACTGATACAGGCGCTGTTGAGCATCGGCCGAGTTGACGCGAGTTCTTCCACCCCAGACAAACACCGCGCTGGTTGGGTAACCAGGCAGGGTACGGATTGCGTTGCAACCGTCAGGATTCAGCAGGTTCTGCTGAGCCGAGTTGATCGGAATCTGGGCAGACACGGCGTCGGCAAGTTGATACTTGACGCCGGCAGGTGGGAACTGGTAACCTTCCGCACGGTAACGACGCAGGGCGATTCCAGTCACGTAAGGCGAAGGGGGAATCCACTGACCTGAAGCGTTCTCGATGTAAGGACCGTAGTAAGCGATGAAACCAAAGGGTTGGAAATAACGCTGACTGTCTGTGTACAGACGGTTTACGTTGTCAACACCGGCTTCGATGAACTCAGCCTGAGGAACACCGTTGAAACCAATTCCACGAAGAGCATCGTTGATGATTTCTGTGGAGGTGATTGGGTCGAAACGCCAGAGAACACTCGGAGGAGTTGTCTCAGGTGTAAAGTTCAGACCAACTTGTGAACCGTAGCAAGGTTGACCAACGGTAGTCAGATCGCCGTCAGCAGGAACAACCGCCCAGTCATAGACTGAACCGTTGTAAGTAACCGCGACCCGGTCGCCGGTAACAACGGGAGTTGTTCCGTCGGGTGCAGTACCATCTGCAGTAACTTCGAAGTAAACACCAGTT